GTAATTATCCTGTATATGTACATGAGACATATCCTAATTATATAATGACGGCATATAAAAGAGGGTTAATTAGAGGTATTAGTTTAACACCAGTTTTTGAAACTGAAGGTAATAATTTCTTACAACAATGGGACACCACAATTTCCCCAATAGTAGTTTCTGAGGTTCGTGGTGGTAAGGTGGATGATTTATTTCAAGTTATCACTATTTCCGATGGAGAAGCCGCTAACTATCAAGTTAAAATCACAATTCAAAATATTAATTTAGACACAATGGAATTTGATTTATTAGTTCGTGATTTTAACGATACTGATGATAATCAAGTTGTATTAGAAAAATACTCAAGATGTTCAATGAATCCAGATATGCCAGGTTATATAGCTAAAAAAATCGGTACATCTGATGGAGAATATTCTTTGGTTTCTAAAAGAATTATGATAACATTAGCAGACGGAGCACCTACAGATGCAATACCCGCAGGTTTCAAAGGTTTTGCAAATAATAAGAACTTTGGCGTTAGTAATGATACATTAGGTAATATTTTATATAAAACAAAATACAATAATGCAGGTGATGTTGTTTCATATGACTCCACAGGTGTTCCAAATATAGAAGGTGGAGATAAAGTTAGAAAAGTAATGTTAGGTCTTTCTTCAAGTGTTGGTTATGACCAAGATTTATTGAAATTTAAAGGTTCAAATGGTACAACATTTACAGATGGTTTCCACTTATCGACAAACGCATCTACTATTACTTATAAATTCCCTGCTGTTACAGGTAGAACAATACAAGTTTATCAAACAACTCCATATGATTTTGAAGGTCAATCAGGTGATAATAACCCATTAACAAACATTAATTACCGTAAGTTTACTTTTGCAGTGTATGGTGGTCATGATGGTTGGGATATCTACAGACAAACAAGAACAAATGAAGATGCTTACATATTTGGTAAATCAACATATAAGTCAGGTCACACTATTAACGGAGGTGTATTCTCATCTGTTTTAGCAAACGCAAACTCTGACTACTACGCTTATTTACAAGGTATTATGACATATGCTAATCCTGAAGCAATTGATATTAATGTATTTGCAACTCCAGGTATTAACTTTGATCGTCATAGTTCATTGGTAAATCAAGCGATTGATATGATTGAGACAGATAGAGCGGATTCTTTATATGTAATGAACTCACCTAATATATCAGGTGCGGGATCAACCGATCAAGTTATTGGTTTATTAGATAACGCGGGTATTGATTCAAACTACTCAGCAACATATTGGCCTTGGATTCAAGTAATTGATACCGATAATGCCACACAAATCTATATCCCACCTACAGGTGAGGTTGTGAGAAACATTGCCTTAACTGATAATGTGTCCTATCCTTGGTTCGCAGTTGCGGGTTATTCAAGAGGATTGGTAAAAGCGGTAAAAGCAACCAAAAAATTAACTTTAGATGATAGAGATAATCTTTATAAGAACAGAATTAACCCAATTGCAACTTTTTCTGATACAGGAACTATCATTTGGGGTAACAAAACCTTACAAGTTAGAGAGTCTGCTTTAGATAGAATTAATGTAAGAAGATTATTATTAAGAGCAAGAAAGTTAATTTCAGCTGTTTCTGTAAGATTATTGTTTGAACAAAATGATGATCAAGTAAGACAAGAATTCTTAAGATTGGTAAATCCAATTTTAGATTCAATTAAGAAAGAAAGAGGTTTATACGATTTCCGTGTAACAGTATCTAACGATCCTGAGGATATCGATGCAAACACAATGAGAGGTAAGATTTACATTAAACCAACTCGTTCTCTTGAATTTATTGATGTAGAGTTCGTAATTACACCAACAGGAGCATCATTTGAGAATGTTTAATCTAAAAGGAGATTAATAAAATAGAGAAGGAGGGTAGAAATACCTTCCTTTTTTTATGGAATGTTCCACAAGGAACCTTTTATATAAAGAAAAAAACTTTATATTTTATCCAGAATACTAGAACTAGTTATTCTAGTATTTATTATTGATATATTAATTTATTAAAGTAGAGTGGTAAACTGGAACTGGATACTGGGTCCTGTAAAAAACTACGAAAAATAATTGACAAAAACAAACATTTCATATAATTAATTCAAAAATAAATTATTTTCTTTTTAGATATATTTATAAGAAAGTAAATAACTTAAAAAACTTAACAAATACAACATGGCCGATTTATTAATGAAAATGCCGACACCTTACGAACCAAAAAGGGTCAACCGATTTATCGTAAGATTTAATTCCTCTTTAGGTATAAACGAATGGTATGTGTCTTCTGCGTCTAGACCAAGTGCTAAAATCAACTCAGTGGCAATCCCTTTCTTAAACACATCAACTTATGTTGCTGGTAGATTTGAATGGAATGAAATAAAAGTGAAATTTAGAGATCCAATCGGACCATCTGCTGCTCAAGCGTTAATGGAATGGTTCCGTCTTCATGCTGAATCGGTAACAGGTCGTATGGGATATGCTGCAGGTTACAAAAAAGACATTGAATTGGAGATGTTAGACCCAACAGGTGTAGTAGTTGAAAAATGGTTATTAGAAAACTGTTTCTTAACTGACTTGAACTTTGGTGAATTAGACTACTCTAGAGATGAGTTGGCAAACATTGACTGTTCTTTAAGAATGGACAGATGTATATTGATCTACTAATATTATAATTTTTCATATACTAAGACCGGTAATTCAAAAGATTATCGGTTTTTTTATTTAAAATCTTTACTTTAGACTAGTTATTAAGTAAATTAAAGTATTATGGACGAAACAAGAATAGACCCAACAATCTCTTATGATGTAATTGAATTACCGAGTAGAGGTATACATTATACAAGTAAAAGAAAATCAGTAAGAGTTGCTTATTTAACGGCATCCGATGAGAATATTTTATCATCTCCTAGTTTTTTAAATACTAATACAGTTATTACTGAATTATTAAAACGAAAAATTCTAGATAGAGATTTACCTATTGAAGAAATAGTGGAAGAAGATAGACAAGCTATATTAATATTTTTAAGAAATACCGCATTTGGTTCAGAATACACATTAACAATCAATGATAATAAAACTGGTAATGATTTTGAAGTTAAAGTAGATTTAAGTTCACTTAAATTAAAAGATTTCAAATTAATTGAAGATTCAAACGGAGAGTATAGTTATTATTTAGAAAAAAGTAAAACTGACATTACATTCAAATTCTTAACACAAAAACAAGAAGATGAAATTAATAAAATTAAAGAAGGTTGGAATGGTAATGGTGTAGCTCCAATTGTAACCAAACAACTTGAAATGATGATTAAATCGTTTGGTGGTATAAAAGATGCTTTAAAAATTAGAAGTTTTGTTGAGTTAATGCCAATTAAAGATTCACAAGAATTTAGAAAATTCGTACAAGATAACAAACCGGGTTTAGATTTAACCCAAACAGTAACAACCCCATCAGGAGAAAATATCCAAGTTAAAATTGGATTTGGGGTAGAGTTTTTTCGCCCTTTCTATGGAATATAAGAAAGGACAATTAGATGAAATTTTATTTTTAGTTAAAAAGGGGTTTTCGTATGGTGATATATTAACGATGCCCGTTTATTTACGTAGATATTATGTAGATTATATTATTGAGTTGGAAAATAAAACAACTTAATATTTATAGGTATGGGACCTAATTACAATAAAATTTTAAAAGAATCAAATAGCCCCAGTCAAGCTATACAAAACTGGAAAAATCAAAACGGTGGTAATATTGATCCAACAGTTGTGAATTCATTTAATCAAGAAGATCCATCGGCATTTAAAGGAGGTAACAATGGAGGAACTCAATCATCAATAAATAGAACTATAACACCTAGTAGTATCGCTAAGGCACAATCAAGTGGAATTTCATATAATTCCGAAATGAATTCAAACTACCAAGTTGATATTAATGGATTAAAAGATGGGTCCGCATTACAAGGTGAAATTTTAAAACAAATAGAAAGGGAATCACAATTACACACTGATATTAATGAAAAATTAGGGTTAACAGGTGAATTATCAAGATCATATAGAGATAGTATTTTAGAAACAGTTCCATTGGCGGCAACATTAGGTTTTGATATAAAGAATATTACCGATATGGTAACTACTTTAGGAGAAAAATCTGGTAGATTTAATTTAATGTCTCAAGAAACTATGGAACATTCTTTGGTCACCACCAGAGCTTTTGGTACAACATTAAGAGATATGGCCGATACCATGACTGAATTTGAAAAAGTTGGTTATGGTGCGGCAGATACTTTAGATCAAATTAATGCTGCCGGTAGAGCATCACTTTCGTTAGGTTTAAATTCTAAGAAAACTGTTGAAATGTTAAAAACCGATATTGGTAAATTAAATGAATATGGGTTTTCTGCTGGAGTTCAAGGTTTAGAGAGAATGGTTCAAAAATCATTAGAATTTAGAATGAGTATGAGTGAGGTATTTAAAATTGCCGATAAGGTAATGAGTCCAGATGCTGCAATTGAATTAACAGCAAACTTACAGGTATTAGGTGGTGCTATTGGAGATTTTAACGATCCACTTAAGTTAATGTATATGGCAACTAATAATGTTGAAGGTTTACAAGATGCATTAATAGGTGCTGCGGGTAATTTAGCAACATACAACAAAGAACAAGGTAAATTTGAAATTACAGGAGCCAATTTAAGAAGAGCCAAGGAAATGGCATCACAATTAGGTATATCATATGGTGAATTTGCTAAAGGTGCAATTGCTTCACAAGAAAGAATTCTTGCAAATAATACACTATTAACAAAAGGTTTTGACATGAATGATAAGGATAGAGAATTCCTTACAAATATGTCACAAATGAAAGAAGGTAAAATGACAATTACCATACCTGAAAGTTTACAAGATAAATTGGGAAAACAAAGTGAAATTGCTTTAAATGATTTATCACAAGAACAAATAAATGTTTTAAAGGAAAATAGAAAGGCTTTTGAAAAAATGAGTGTAGAAGAAATTGCTAAAGAACAAAATGCAACTGTAAAAAATATTTTTCTTTTATTACAAGGAGCAGGATTAAAAGGTGTAAAAACAGCAAAAGACAGTGCATTTGGTAGAAATGAATATGTGGGTAATGATGCTAAATATGCTGGATCAGTACCAATTGAAAAAATGTCCCAAGGTCTTAAAAAAGATATGGTTGATTTTACAGATAAAGTTTTAAAAGGTATACCAACTCAATTTACAACAAATATAAAATTTGCAACAGATGGTATCGCAGCTGCATCTAATAAAATTGCGGATAGTATTGGTAAATATAATGACTTACTTAGAAAAACACTTATGGGTGGAGAAACAGGTAGAGGAGGATTGGAAGAGTATGATAAAAAGAAAAAAGAATACAATGAAAGGTCAAACCCAAGAACAAATGAGTTTGTTTTAAAATCACAAATTAATGTTGTTTATAGTGGATTTGGGGTACCGATAACAGAAATTAAAGGTGGGTATGTAACGGGACCAAATGCATCGACCAAAAAAGGTCAATAATAATTAAAAAATAATATATTATCTATTTATAGATAAAAGAACATAATGCCAAGTTACTTAGACTTTGATACTACTAAAAATTTTAGAGATGAGTTATTAAAAAGAACCTTAGACCCCGTTTATGGTACTGACCCATCACCTAAGACTTTTACTAAAAAAAACTATTCAGTTCAAAGTTTAAGTGATAGTCCAAATTTATTACAACCACAAGTTGATGCAAATAGGTCTAACGATCTATTAACACCACAAAAATACAATATTTTTAAACCAACAGAGTATTTTATAAAAGATACTATTAATGATATACCAAGAAGAGCAAATTTATCATTATATCCTTATTTTCAACCAACATTAGATGCTAATTTAATTGGAATTATAAATGCTTCTAATTTTAATACTGAATCGGAACTTTTTAAATTTGCGGCGAAAAATATTAAAAGTAATCCACAAGGACCTGTTTTAAGAAGAATACAACAAAATTTAGATGAAACAAACAACGCAAATGCTAAAATGTTGAATACATTTGCTGGTGGTAATAGTTTAACATTATTTAATATTATTAGTGGTAGACAACCATTATCTTATGGTACAGATAAGATAACAGTTAATAGTAATATAGTTAACAAAACAATCGATTTCTTGGGTACTGTAGATGGTTCAAAATTACCTTTCTCAGTAATACCAGGGGATTATCTAACAAACCCAATGGCGCCCGTTTATACAAGACCTACGGATGTTTCAGCAACAACTAAGGTTTGGCAAGATTTAACAGGTGTTTTAGGATCAATAGCGGGTATTCAAAGAAGACCTTTACCAACAAGAAAACCTTCAGATTTACTTATTGAAAATATGGGTGAATCTTCAAAATATAGATTATTTGATTTACTATCTTATTCAAAATATGCACCAAATTATACTTTAACGGCCATGTCACAACAATCTTCATTGTTGTTTAATATACCGGGTTTAATTGCACAAGGTATTAATAATATTTTAGGTGAAGGTGCGCCGGCTGGATCTGCATACATTGGTGACGATAGATCAAACGATGTTAAACATGCCACCACAGATATTTTTAGTGGTAGACCGGTAAGGAGTAGTTATTATCTATCATTAATGTATGATTCGGTTGCAACAAAATTATTTCATAAAACCACACCAATTACGGAAGGTGGTGTATTAGCAGGTAATTTAACATGGATTAGTACAAGTAGTCAAACAGGAGTATTAGATAAAAATTACATTGGGTCATCTAATTCAAATACAATTGCTTTTAGACCAGATTCAATTTTAGATGTTACACAACAAATATTAAATACAAAACCAAAAACGGGAGATGAAGCTCGTTCACATATAGGACATATTTTAGACCAAACAAGTAAGTACTTTAAAGACGGAGATACATTAATTTCAAGAGGTTCGGGTGTAATGTATATGGATAATTCAGGAAAAGATATTGGTGTTCAATATGCGAGAGTATGGACTAAAGATAGACCATATTTTAAAAATTCAGACACTATGCCGTTATATAAGGAAACTACAAATAAACCTTATTATAGTGGAACTACAACCCCATATAGAAGAACTAATATAAGAAGATTTGATGGTAGTGTCATGACAAATACATGGAATCTTAATATGGCCCCAATGTCAGACGGTTCAAAAGGATTTACAGGTTCATCTAATATTTTTAAAAATCCTAAAGGTGATGGATTTTATGCTAAAAAATATATGTTATCTATTGAGAACTTAGCATGGAAAGCGTCAACATTACCAGGTTTTACTGTTAACGATTTACCTTATTCGGAAAGAGGCCCTAATGGAGGTCGTGTTATGTGGTTTCCACCATATGATATGAAAGTTTCCGAACAAAATAGTGCAAAGTGGGAACCTAATTCATTTTTAGGAAGACCCGAACCAATATACACATATCAAAATACGGAAAGAACGGGTACATTAAATTTTAAAATTGTTGTCGATCATCCAAGTGTTTTAAATTTATTGATAAGAGAACATTTTAAGTCAGTTAATGAACAAGATGTGGATAAATACATTACTTCATTTTTTGCGGGTGCAAAAGATATTGATTTTTATAGTTTAATTAGAACTTACGCAAATTTAGATTCTGATGATATTAAATTAATGCAAGAGTATTTAAATAGTAACGGTGACCCTGCAACAGTAAGTCAATACAAATCTGCCGTCTCATCGCCAGTTGAGGATAATCCAAACGGAACAATGACTGATGATTCAAATGGTACACCGGTTTCATTAAAAATTAATTTAAATTTTGTTAATGACGATCCTATATCGGATAATAATGAGTACACATCAAGAAATTCATATGATACTATATATAAAGAAATAAAAGGATATGAATCAACATATGTTACAAATTTTCAAAATGAATTAAATAACATTCTTACAGGAGGAACATCAAATGATCTTCATGATTGTTTAACAATTTTTGGTAAAGAACTTTTAACAAATCCAGAAATCTCTCCATCAATTAATAAAAAAATCTCAGATTTAAATACAATTTTTACATCTTTAGATACATCATTTAGTGGTTTAACAACAACATTAACTAATTTAAGTGATAATTTAAAAAATAAAGTTGTATCAAAAAGTACTGTGATACAAATAGGTTCATCAACAACAAAAATAGGAGATGATACACAAAATGTTAATTTATCAATTAGAAGATCAAATTCAATTTACAAATATATAATTAAAAAATTATCAAACGGAGTTACACCATCTGATAAGTGGAAGTTTTCAAATTTACCATCTAATATAGTTTCATCACCGGGACAAGAATTATATCCATATGATGTTACATATACATATAAAGAATTAGGTTATGAAGGAATTGAAGGTACTTTGACAATTAAAACAACAAACTATGGTTCAAATGCCAATACAGAAAATGGACAAAATTGTGGAGATACTGTTTTTAATAATAAAAAATTAACAAAATACTCAAGTCTTTCTTTTGGTTGTAGACAATCAAGTGTTGATATTTCCTATAATAAAATTACCAAAACGGACAAACCATCTAATGTATCAACTAAATATAAATTAGGACCAACTGGTTTAATACGAACACAAACTAATAAACCTTCAATAGATGTTATGAAAAGAATCATAATGAAAACTCTATCTGAAGAATATTATTTTAAGAAATTAGAAGAAACATCACCAATAGCATTTGGATCATTAAAAGAAAAATTAAAATATTTTCATCCAGGTTTTCACTCAATGACACCAGAAGGATTAAACTCTCGTTTAACTTTTTTACAACAATGTTTAAGACCGGGTAATACAATACCCGTTAAAGGGTTGGCCGACAATTCTGATATTGATGCAAGAAATACGTCGTTCGGACCACCACCGGTTTGTGTATTAAGAGTGGGAGATTTTTACAACTCAAAAATCGTAATTAAAGATTTAAACATTCAGTTTGAAGAAAACACTTGGGATTTAAATCCTGAAGGTATTGGTGTACAACCAATGATTGCTGATGTTACATTACAAATTAATTTTATTGGTGGACAAGGTTTGGAAAAACCGGTTGAAAGATTACAAAACGCATTATCATCTAATTTCTATGCCAATACAGAAATGTATGATGAAAGATCTATTGAAACAACAACCTCAATTGGTGGACAAACGGGAAATACGTTTACTGTGGATTTTTTAAATAGTTTAAACAAAACATTAATACCAAAAACAGGTTTAAAAGATAGTAATGGAAAAATAGTAAATGAAGGTGTTTATATTGGGATACCAATAAAAAATACCACAATC